AACTCTAAAGCACTTGTTCCTAAAGCTGCTCCGTCTGAAGCATCTGGAACAAAAGCTGTGGTAGCTGTTATTGTTGTTCCTTGTATAGTTGTACCGACAATAGTAGTAGCTGAACTAGCACCTATAGTTGCTCCATCTACTGTACCACCATTAATATCGGCAGTATCAGCAACTAAGCTATCTATATTAGCTGTTCCATCTAAGTAAAGGTCTTTCCATTCAGAACCTGAAGCACCAAGATCATAAGTATTATCAGCACTTGGTAAAAGATTAGAAGCAACATCAGCACTAAAAGCTACAGTATCAGAAGCTGCATCACCAAAGGTTAAGTTACCTGCTATTGTAGCAGTACCAGTAACTGTTAAGTTTCCACCTACAGCTAAGTTTCCTGATATATCTGCAGCACCATTAATATCAATAGTAGTTGCGTTGATTTCAATCTCAGTATCGGATACTAAATCCAGTACACCATCTGCTGATTGATAAATATAAGTACCTGAATCACCGAATTGTAATTGGTCGGTACTTGAAATAAGTAAGCCTGTGTCGGCTACGTGAGTTAAGGAAACGTCTTGGTCATCTCCAAAGTTTATAACTGCTCCATCAGCAAGGAAAAGATCACTAAATTCTAAAGCACTTGTACCTAGAGCAGCACCATCAGATGCATCAGGTACGAAAGCTGTAGTAGCTGTTATTGTTGTTCCTTGAATTGTACTAGAACCTGTGACAGCTCCTGTGACTGCTAGAGTACTTGATAGCGTAGTAGCTCCAGTAACTCCAAAAGTTCCTGCTACTGTACCATTTACATCTACGTCAAGTGTATCAATATGTGCAGTACCATCTATGAAAAGGTCTTTAAATTCTAGAGAACTTGTACCTAAATCTATATCGTTATCTGTTACTGGTGATATAACACCATCAGAAATTCTAATTTGTTCTACTGCTGCTGAAGATACTTCTACAAATACTCCCCATCGGTTATTTGTACTATCGGCAACTATCTTATTTAAAAAGTCTAAATCACCTATCGTAGCTATACTACCACCATGTCCTGCAGTACCATCGTGTCTGTGTCCTGTAGAACCTGCTGAACTAGATGAATATGCAAAAGCATTGACTAGTTGATTGTACTCATTATTAAATAAAGCTGCTGTAATGGTATCACCATCACTCATTGAACTTTGTCGTGTATAACTGTATGCCATTATTATTTTCTCCCTGAAGGTGTATAATCTATATATAAACCATTAACTGTATAAGGTGAATTTTGATTATCACTAAATACTCGAAAATAGTTGCTATGTCCACTTCCTTCTATTACTTGTCTTGTTATTGGATCAGAAGCTGCACCAAACTTATGTGCTGCTGTTGCACCAAAAACTGCTGTACCAAATAACGAAGGTTTAGGTATTGATAATGAATAATCAGAAGGTTGTGGACTATCTAAATCATCAAAATTATATCTAATTCTTAAAGTTGTATCAACTGTTCCTTCTGGAGTAATTGATAGTTTTGTATATTTTAAAGTTTTAAGAGTTCCTAAATCTCCATAATCTAAATCTGGAGTCTGATACTTAGCTATAATATTACTAGCAGTATTACCAGAATCTAAAAAATTATCTCCTGTATCGTGATTAAAAACTCTACCAGCATAGTCTCCGTGATAATGCTTTTCAACTCCACTATAATTAAAGCCTGAAGCTGCTGCAGCACTTGCATCTATACCTACAGTTTCAGACCATTGAAATTGGGTAAAGCCTTGTTCGTTTGTTTTAAGTGTGCCTATTATACCTCTTGAAGACCCTCCTGTAGCAGAACTCCCATAATATAAGCGATATTGAGATTTATCTCTAATAACAATAGTGCTTATAGTATAAGTTCCTATATTATCGGCAATGTTTTTAATTACAGGCTGTATAGATCGACTAACTGTACCTAACTCAACGTCACCAATCCTTACTGTACCAGCGAGTGTTCTAATACCATCTGGTGCTAAGAATACTAAGTCACCACCAATTTCCTGAATACTCTTTCCGTCTAAACAACCTATATTCTTTGTAATTGGTGCTACTGCTATGGAAGCAGCAATATTTATATTACTTAATTTCCAAATACTATTTTGACAGAATATTATTAAGTCCTCCCTAAAGCTTTTAAGTCCTACTACTTGATCATCTAATACAATAGCTCCTGAAGTACCTCCTGAAAAATCATCTATATCATTAACATCACTATAGTATATAGTATTAGGTGTTGTTGAAGCTCCTGCTACTACTAAATGCTTATCGTGCATTACACAAAACTTAGGATACTCTGTACTGCTTACTGTAATTGTTTTAGCAAAAAAGGTACGGCTGCTTAATGACGAACCTGTACCTGTCATTTTAAAATAAAAAGGTAATGCACCTGATCCTTCATCAGTTATAATTACTTCTCCGTAAGCACTAGCACCTTCGTAGGTTGCAAAATGTGCTAACCCTTGTGAGGTTCTAGCTGCAGCACTACGCCCTGTGAAAGTACTATAGTTATCTCCTCCACTTGCAACACTTCCCATATTAATCTGTAACCAACTTTCTCCGTCTTGACTAAAATAAATATTAGTGCCTGAACAAGCTATTACTCCGTCTGCGTAAACATGTAAGCCTAATACTTGATTAGTACTATTTGGTTTAGCTACACTATCTCCACCAAATACTGAAAAGCCATTAACGCTTCTAGAACCACCAGCTATATCAACTTCAAAGTTTCGTAACCTTGTTGCTGCTCCGGGTCTACGCAAAAGCTCAAAAGAACTAGAAGACATGTCAAGTCCTCCTTCACATGCTAGTGCGTATGGTTGTGATGGCATTATATTTGATCCGTTGACATGTCTTTAGGTGTAGGATTCATTAAAGCTGATCGCATTTGTTTTAATCCTTTTTTATAATCTTCTAAAGCGAAGGCTGCTTGTTGTGGAGCATCTTTAAACTGATGGAAATGATAACGTGCTCGTGCCATTAATACTGGATTGTATACGTCTGGAAAAACTGTTGCATCTCCATGAGCATCTAGTGCTGTTGGTAAATCCCACGCATAGAACCAAACTCGATAAACTTTATCAGGTATAGGGCTTACTCCAAATTTTCTAGCATCAGGACTTCGGATAACAAATTTAGGTTCTCCATAATTTTGCGTATCTGCATCATCTATATTCTCAGATTCTCTTAAATGATCTTTCCATTCTTCAGTTGTAACAAATTTTAAATTTTGACTAGTATAAGGAGCACTTACTCCACTTACACCTATAGTAGTTAGATAAAAGTTATCCCAATCTACTGAACCATAATCTGCTGTAATACTAGAACTGGAAGCTTTTAATTCATACCAACGAGTTCCTGCTACAGTTTCTACATAGACATTACCATAGAACGGATCAGTTGCTCCGCTTTCTCCTGTGGCTAAGAAAGCCCATTGAGGTTCTGCCATTACTATATCACTATATGCTCTATTGATACAATCTTGAGCATGAGCTTGTATACCTACTGCATCACCAAAATTAGACGAAGTTAAAACAACCTCATTCAATTCTCTTAGCAGTTCGTTAGTTAAGTTTAGATATGTTGCCATTCTTATTTATCCTTATTAAATATACGATCCCATCCAGAATCGTACTTCTTTTTGTTCTCTTTCGAGTAAAACTTTTTCTTGTTCTTTAAAACAACAGGCTTATTGTTCGTACCTATTTGTGGCATTATGCTTTTTGCGTTGTGTAGGCTTCATTAACATCAGGTGTTGATTTATCATCACCCTTATACTGCCCTTTCTTAGTTCTTGCTCGAACTATTTTACCAAAGTATTTTTCCATTCTTAGTCCAAAGTTATTCTTTAGCCAAGATTTATACCACTTATTAAATTCTGTTTGATCCCAACTCATGTTGTTCTCCTTATTAAATGTATGGGAGAGAATAATAAAACCCTCCCCACATACTATTCCGTATACTGTATTACTAACTCGCTTGAGTTGTTGTAATGCCGTCTTGAACTTTAACTTGTCCGTCAAGATACCAATTAGTCCCATCAGACCATACATGAACATAATCTCCATGAACTGCCTTATTGGCTACTAATGTAATAGTATCTGCATCTGTAACTGTAGCTACGCTTCCTGCTGCGTCTTCCGGAGAAGATACGTTACCTACAATAACATTAGCACTAGATGCTGTTACTATTGTATGAGAACTTGTAGGTTCTGTTGCTCCAACATAAAACCAATACTCTAGTCCTGCTGCTACAGCAGGTAATGTTTGGATTCTAGCTGTTGCAGTATTCATAACAAAACGAGTGCCTGATTCGGCTGCTGTAATCGTATTAGCTGCAGTTATTGCTTCTGTATCTGAAGGTTTCTGAACTTTAGTAGCAAGCTCACGAACATCAGATGTTTTAGCTGAATTACGACCAGTATCTCTTATGTTTACTATTGCCATATTATTTACCTCTAAAATTTATGGGTTAAAAAAAGAGGAGGAGTCCTAAGACTCCCCCAAGTTTAGGTATTAATCAATACCATAGAATGCACCTACAAGGGCTTCATCTCTAAGTACTTTCGCACCAAAAACATGAAGACCACGCACAATGTCACCAAACGATGTTGGGTCTCTCAACACTTCTGTTGATAGAATTGTGTTTGCAGTCGCAGTGGATGATATGTGACCTGCCAAACATTTACCTGCCGCATTAGATGTGTCAGCTATGTTATTTGACTTATACATATCAAAGCCACGAAGTTTTCCACTAGAAACTAATCCGTTTCTAATAGAGCCCTGTCCAGCATTGTAGTCTACAGACAACAATTTAGAACTAGAGCTTCCTAGAACTTCGTAGAAGTCAGGACCTGCAACGAACCATCTACCTTCCTCAGGTACATTTTGGTCGTCTAATAGTCTTGCCATTCTACCCATAAGGTCTAGAGGATCGTGTTCGCTAGAACCGAAACCTATGTCTAGGTTACCTGTTCCATCAAAAGTTCCGGCAGCTAAATCCGTAGCTGAATCAGAACCTAACACATGGTTAGGTGATGAAGCAGATAGACCAGCAAACATAGTTACAAGTACAGCAGCATCGTAAGCATCTTTCAATGCGTATGCAGCAGAACTTGAAGCAACTTCTTTAAAGTTGACATGTGACATATTTGTTTCAATATCATCTACGATGAATTTAAACGCATTAGCACTATCAACAACTAAAGATGTTTCTGCATCTGTTAGTCTAGTTTCAGTTGTATCACTATTTCTAGTGTACGCTGATACAGAGATAACTGGTTCTTTGATAATCTTTACTGAGTCTCCGAAAGCAGATATTTCACCCGAATAATCGGTATTTGTAATAGATTCTATAACCGAAGATTTCCTAAAAAAGTTTAAAACCTTTTTCGAGTAAACCGAAGGTAAAAAGAATTTATTATTTTGTTTGCTTACGGAGTCTGCAAAGTTAGCATCAGTATCCGTTGAAGGTTCAAAATATTGAGCCATTGGATATTCTCCTTTAAATTATAGTTTATTTATTAAACTATATAGTTTATTTTATAATTCTGCCTTCTTGCATTGCATCGCTGATTTCACTTTCGTATTTATCAAACTCTGCAACACTCATGGCAGTAATCTCTCTTTCAGACCACACTCTTTGTTGATTTGGTTCTACACTAGTTGTTTTAGTGGAAATCATATCAGCAGCAGAGCGTTTAGTCTGTTTAGAATTTGACTTAGGTTGTTCTAATCCGATATCCTTTTTAAATAAATCTAAAGCTCTACTAGCTAAAGTCGCATCACTTGGGTTATTAAAAATCCAATCTTTAATAGACTCTGGTTGCAAACTAGCCCACTCTTGAAATTCATCGCTGTTTCTAATTTCATCAAAATCAGAATGTTTTTCTCGAAGGTCCTTTTCAGCTTCTTGTTTTAGTATTTCTGTTTCACGCCCTTGCATCGCATCTAATCTTGTTTGCAATTCAGCAACTTGATTTTCGCTTTGCATGTGGGCAACAGATTCTACCACTTCATAAACATCAGGATACTCGTTTTTAAACTTTTCTAGTTCTTCTGCAGATTTTGGAGCTTTATACTCTGGTCTGTTTGAAACAGCTTCCTGTATTAACTCTTGTTCTCTAGCTTTAAAATCATTAAGTCTAGAATCGTAGTGCGTTTTTAAATCATCGTATCGTTTTTTATAGTTGGGTTGCTTATAAGGTTTATCCTTATTTGCTTCTACTTCTTGTTTTTCTGCTTCAATTTCATCACTTTCGTCATGTTCAGTTGAAACAGAGTT